GATTTCCTCAGTTGGAGCGATTGGGTTGAACTCTGGAACTTGGATTCTTGTTCCACCTTCTGATGCGTCAAGAAGTGCGTTACGCACAATAGCACCAGACTTAATAAAAGCACTACGTTCTTTGATTGCCTCAGAAACATAGGTGCTCAAATTATTTCTCTTTACGATGTCAGCTAATAAGACACCACCAGAGTAATTCTGAAACGGAGCAGCCATTTAGAATAATTTAGAAGTTTACAGTAACCAAGCCACCGACTTGGGTGTTGAATCCACCGAATCCAACAATTATGATTGAGCCTCTTGCTTGAGCACCGCAGCAAGCTGAGGGTTCTGTTCTGATATTAGCATTTGTTGAGTTATATTGCCCGTTTTCCAAGGGTTTACCTGTCCTCCACCCACATTTGATGTAGGAGTTGGTTTTGCACCCATTCCAGCAGCAGTACTTGGCTTAAAATGATGCTCCCAACCACTGCCTGGATTCTTGAGACTTGTGAGATAAGAGTCTAAATCCTGTTCGACTCCACCATTTAAAATTACAACTTTACCTTCAGCATTTTTTTGTAACTTATTTTGTAGTAAAGAAAGAGTCTGTTCAGCGTTGATCGCACCAAGGTTGCTGATAGCTGCAAGTGCTGTTGTTTTTGTAGAAGCTACTTCATTAGAATTTTTTAAATCTTCAAGCTGCTGAGATAAAGTCATTATTTGTTGATCTTTTTCTTGAGCAGTTTTATTTGCTTCCTCCCAAAGAGTTTTCCATTGACCTTGATCTTCTAAAATCTGTTTTCTTTTTTGCTCCTCTTTTTCATAAACACCATCTAATTTACCTTTTACATCATTAAATTTTTCTGACCATTTAGCTTCTTTTTCAGCAGCTTCTTTACGAGCAGCAGCTAGTTTTGCTTCATATTCTGCTTTTACAGAATCTAAAGAGGGTGATGGAG